TGCATTTCAATTTCAAACTGCTCAAAGAAGCCTTGTCTCTTCAGCTTCCAGCTCTCGTAGTTTTCATCGTTAAAGTTTGCAACATACCCTTTGCGATCTTTGATAAAATTTGCGAGAAAATAGTCTTTTGGATTTTTGTATTTTTTGGCTATACGCACAAAGAACGACCTGTCTTTTCTCTTGTAAAAAGACTGCCTTGAAATCTTGGTTTTGCCCTTGTACTTTTCGAAATCGTAATCGCCAGGCCCAAAATGTGCTTTCAATGCACAATACATCAAATATACGTCTACTGGTTCCATCTTACAAAGGCAGTTGCGCCTGTCTTGGTAGGAAATTTAACTCTCGGGCGTTGGCTTCGATCTTTTCCTTTAGCCCTTTAGAAATAAGAGAACCAACCGAATCAGGTTCAATTCCCTCTGAATGACAATACCACAATACAGCTTCCATATGTGTGATACCTTTTTCTTTTGCAATTTCTTCAATCTTCATAGAAAATATTTTAGGCGTTTTCATGCGTACTCCATTTTAAAGTTGAGGGGCTAACCGTAGGCCCCTCACGGATGTATTAAGGCATCACCCTGTTCATCTTGCACATGCAAGAATCAGTGGGGGTATTCTGTTACTAGGAACCCCCGAAACCCTTGAGATTAAGCAGCTAGTGCGTAATCTTCGATTGCAAAGTTATCGTTTGCATTTACTAATTTGACCTATCAGGCGGTCAATCCACAATTCTCCGCTTCTCTATTTAATGCCAGTCGATCCTAATTCGCCCCCATCAAAAAAAGACTAGATATATTATTCCACCAAGTAAGGTTATATCTGCACAAATACTCCAAAGAATATATGCTCTAAGCATCCACTTACTTACCTCTCGTACTAAAGGGTTCTTCATCTTTAGCCCCTACTAGCATCTTTTCCACACTAATCTCCTTTTGGTGGAGGCGATGGGAATTGCACCCATGTCCTGTTCATCTTTCAATCCACTTCAACGAATTGTACATTATTTATACCACAGGTATTAACTAATTGTCAAGGGAATAAATGATATTTTTTCTCTGTTCAAGTAAAGTTTTTAGCTGTTCATATTTAATCTGTGTGCCGATAGTCTTTTTACTAATTGTGGCATCTACCCCTACAGCAGAAAAACAACCTATGCCTGGATTAACATACTCAATGATTGTAACCGTTTTGGTTTCATGATTCATCCAAAGCGTAGTTGCGTATGTATTTTGGGCATCCCGCCAAATTATAAAAGGTTCTTCTCCAGAGCCCTCTTTAATTCCGTTATGGACAGTCTCTACATCTGCACATAAAACAGGTTTCATTGATTGAAAAAGCCGTCTTCCATTTTCTCCGACTTTTGGTTCTGCCTCAGTGGTTTGTTCTACCACTGGTTCTTCGGGCGATGATATGTCTTTGGCTGCCGATATCTCAGTTGTTTGGCAACCCATTAACAGAAACACCGCCATTATTGATACTAGGTGTTTCATTTTGGTTTCTCCACTCGCTGACCGCTTCTGTTAAAAGTTCTATGTAATCCTCTTTGTCTTTTATGAACTCTTGTACAGTGCCATCTTCTGTCACTGTAAGAATTACCACTTGTGGAATTTCTATGCCTGTTCTTTCTTCAAACATCTCAGCATAAGCTGTACCTTGGATGTAATAATTTTCATTCCAATCATCACTACGTTCCTTGGTAGACGTTTTAAAATCAATAACAGACGGAGTTCCCGAATAAAGAGAAATACAATCTGCACGGCCCGCTACTTTATATTTATCACTGTACAGGCCTGCTTCCTGTGCATAGATGTTATCTACATTGTCAAGAACTTTAGATTTCAATTCCTTGAACAAACAGTATGGTAGAAAATCTTTCTTGTGTTTTTCTTCATCAAAATCGTTGTTAAGATAATCCTCACACATATGGTGAACTTTGGTGCCTCTTGTCGCCGCTTTACGAGCGACATAGTTAGCAACATCATCACCAACACGTTTACGCCACTCAAACAGGCCTTCTTTCTTTCGAATAGACAAGACTGTAGTGATCGATGGATACTTGTTTCCATCAGGTGTTTCGTAGAGGCGTTTACCATCTACGTTTTTTGCTTTTACAGGGGGCAATTCCACTGGTTCATGATTAAACATATTTTGGGCCTAAATTAAAAGAGCCATCTGGAACCTGTATCAGATTACCCTTATTGTCATATCTAATAACAGGTTCTTCAGTTATGGGAATAACTCTTTCCCATTTCTTTTCGTAACTTATCCTATTCTCCCAATATGGGGATAAAGGAGTTATCGGTTGTATCGGATCAATTATCATACATTCCTCATACGCTCGACTAACCGTCTTGCTCGATTTCTTACTTGATCGTACCATCTGCTGTTTACCATTTCATTTGCGGCACGACTCCAATCACCTTCCTCAACAGCTGCGTTCATGTTCTTAAACTTTGAAAGGCGGGTTCGTCCCATGTTGAACATCATATTTGCGAGGATCAACTGTACTTCCTCTGGTAGCCCACCAAAGTCATCGTATAACTCATCACAGTCTGCGATAACACTTTTAACATCTTGATCAAACGCTTCATCACAGCGTTCTTCAGAAACTTTTGTCCCTACCCTTGATCCATGCTCAGGGTCATCTTCTGTAATAAGATGGCCTATGCCGAAAGTTGGATAGCCAAGATGGTCTTTATAAATTTTGAGAACCTTGCCCTCATCAGCAGCAATTTCCTCACGAAGTATTTCTAAATTCATTCCATTACCCCTCCGTACTTTTTTTTAGTTTTGTTATATCCGTCAAGAATTGACATATTTTCATACGCTTCATTGCGATTAGGAGTTTTAGGATCATCAGCTTTATACTGGCCCCTTTTATTTCTAGCTCGTCTAACACCTTTTTTCATTAGTCTTCCTTTTCGTAATCTTCAGCAAGAGCGCCACAAATAGGACAATCTTCTGTAGGCGGCTCATCACCTTCATGTATGTGGCCGCAATCTGGACAAATCCATTTCATTATTCCATCCCTATACCCATTTTGGCTTTGTTAATTAAATAACTTCTAACAAAACCAGAGCGAACAATATCACCGATAGTAAATTCGCTACAGTTAAATTCTTCCATCTCCTCTAGGATTCGAAGGAAGTCATGTAAACCATTTCTCTCATTATGTTTGACTAAATCACTTTGATCAAAGTCACCACAAAATACAATTCTGGAGTCTTGGCCTACCCTAGTAATAATTGTGTCCAGTTCGTGAAAATTTAAATTCTGACATTCATCTACTATAATGATACTATTGTCAAATGTCAACCCCCTTAGAAAAGAAGTTGACAAAAAGAACAGCGAACCTTGGCCCTTCAATCGATCATATAGAGAATTAAACTGTTGTTCATTAGACATTTCAAACATGAACTGAACCATGTTCTGATACGGTACTTGATACAGTGCAGCCTTGTCTTCTTCATCTCCTGGCAGAAAACCGATTTCTCTGGTAGGGATAAGAGAACGAACTAACACTACTTTATCATATTTGGTTTTTTGGTCAAATATATCTCTTAGTGCCAAATAAAGAGATACGAAGGTTTTACCAGTACCAGCCGCACCAAACAAAAATTGATTTTGTCCTTTTTTCCAAGTTTCGAAAACATTTTTCTGTGTATCAGTGATTGGTTTTACTGATACCATACTTGAAGAGTTAATTTCTTTGTTCTTTTTACTTGCCATAATAATTCCTACAAATTGACTGTGAGGGGGGCAGCCCTGCGGCGGGCATTCGGGGGCGCCTATACCCCCCTCACTGGTGCATGAGCGGATTGACTTCCCAGCTTGCTATGACGCTGTGCGTCCCTTGCTGAAGTTCTATTTCTCGCTCGCACCATATTATTTATCCGCCAAACTCTTACCTTTGTTAGCAGAAAACCCATCCCGAGCAACTCTTTTTGCGTGTTTATTTATCGCAGCTCTGGTCTTAATCTCTTGATGTGATTGTGTACTGCCACCAAATTTATCTGCAAGAGGACTGCCTGGATGTGCGGCTGCTATCCTCTGCATATTCTCAGTAAACCCACCATCAACTTTTGGGCCAACACCCATAACATGATCACCTACTACCGCAATGGGAGTATAAACTTGATTTACATGTGAATTTCTTTTTTTGTATTCATCAAGTTCAGATATAGGCATGAACTCTTCATACTCTTCTTGAGTCACAGTATCATAAAATGTGTATGTTGGCATTATAAATCCAATTCTAATTGATGAGGTTCACCACCTAAAATAGTGACCTTATTTGTTAATTCCGACACTCTTTCACTGAGAGTTTTAACTCTCATTTGCAAAACGTGAATGTTAGATTGCATCTCAGCAACCTCTCTTTTATAAACATCATCCATTGACCACGTTTCCTTCTTCCAATCTTCCCGAAGGCGTCGGCCCATGTAATCCCAATACGGTTCCCTCTCCATCGTTCTTCTCCACAAAAAACTGTGGGACTGATCGCTTAGTCCACTTTGCAAAACTAGACTTCTCTATTATATAGTAGTTTTGATAAGCGAGAACTGTATCTTCACCTTTACAATGGGCAGGCATACATTGTGGGGGATCAGTATATTCAGCGGTGGATATACTATCTGGTGGTTTACTCAAGCCTTTAAGTAATCTTTCGGTAGCATGATGTTTACCATAACGATATGTGTATTCATTCATAAGAGCAGTCATATGCACATACAACCACATATAATTATGCACACTAGAACGAGTCCAGATAGTGCTGGGGTGGTTCTTGTGAGCGATTTTGTATAATCCAACCTCATCAGCATACTTGTCACCATCAAGCACACGATGTGCGGTAGAGAGTAATTGAGCGCTCTCTAGGATCATTTTGACAACGTGTTTGTCACACATCATCTCGGCTGCAATTATAGGGTCTTTATCAAGATAAAATATGTTCATGTTGAAACTTTCCAAACCAAATATTTAATTTTAAAAGTAAGGTATAACAGTTTAATTTTATAAATCATTTAAAATATCCCACCAAGCATGCATTATTTAATATCCCATCTGTAGAAAATGTGGTCTTGGATTTCCACTGTTTTCTGTTTCGTTTTTGCCCAGCCAGGGGTGACATAATCTGCATGATAAAATAAAGCACCGTCTGTAATATCCAAAAAAGGCAATGAACCGTCTAACCAACCAACAGCATAATTTACAAATCGTTGATAAGTTTCTTCGTCTTTAGGTTCATCAGATAAACCATCACAGTACCAAGAAAACTGGCAACGATTCTTTATAGGATAGAATATTGCATCAAATTTGTCAAGGGTCTTTCTGGTTTTCCAACTTTCTCTAGTCGGCCCTTGATATACAACTTCGCATATTGTATTAGGAAATCTGGGATCATTTACCCTGTTAAAAACAACAGCGGTAACGGCAAGAACACCAGCGGTTCCCTGATTTCTCGCTTCATAATACATATTCTTTGCCAGACAGATAGCACTATTTGCACCTGTCCATTTAGTTTTTTCCTCTTCCTGTGAGGCTATAGAAGTTGCCGAGAAAAAAATCAATCCCGACAACCCAAGTGCTAGTGCCAATCTACCCATTGTCAAATTGACCCACCTTCTCAGTGATGTACCGTTTGGCATACCGAGATGCCTCAGTTGAACGAAAGAACTTCTCTGTATCCTCACAGATTTCATCAACAGTAAAATCAAACGGTTTCGGAGCGTCATAGAAATAACCATCTACGAACTCTTCAATATCCATCATCCAATTTTTCATCTTACCCATAATTCATCTCCTTCATGAATGCTTCGGTTAAAGGGCCCTGTAACCGATAGGCTTCAGTTTCCCAAGGCTGTTTTGCATACTCGGTGTTATGGTAGTTTCGATATTTACCGTCTTTACACTTCCACAACTGTTTGTAACCACCTTTGAATCTATCTTTCATGCGACCTGTAGCACCCTGCCACACATGAACCATTTCATGTATGATGGTTTCGATATATTCTTCTAGGGAAACTTTCTTGTGAAGTCTATGGTCAATTTCGATGAAATACTCACGATCATCATCACCACGATAACAATAGCCGTAAGCACCATTTTCCATTGTCTTGGTAAACTCGACATTAATATCCAGAACACGATGGCGAGGCATCAAAGTATCCATGCACCACCAGACGATTTCCTCTGCTAGTTCACGGTTTCTCTTAATACCACCTGTGACCTCAATACAAATCATTGATAACTCCTTATCATCAATATAGGTATTATCGCACATATTGGGGGCTATGTCAAGCAAAATCGGAGCTCGTAAGTCCTTGATTTTAAAGGGAAAATAAAAAAAGTTTAGACACCTGAGGCGGAACCCTTCCTCTCATCGTAGGTTTCGTTCTCAATTACCATGAAATCATCGTTCCAAAAGAACGCTTCCTTGACCACATTTGCAGACAATCCCTTATACATCTTATGTAGGGATTTGTCTTTCGCAGCCACCACAATTTCTGCCTCTGAGGGGTGTAAACCTTCTAACAACTGGACAAACATAGCTTCTCGTTTATTTTGGGAAAGCGTACCATTTCCACCTTTAACGAAGTTATACAATTTCCTTGCTTCCCAAGCCAAGTCTGTATGCTCAGTTCCCTCTGGTGCTTCATTTGGCACATACGGTACAGGCCCTTCTGGCAGTAACCACTCAATTTTGGGATCAAATGACGATTTGACTACCATACGAAGCGCTTCCGTATTTTGTTCTTGAAGGTATTTCACCTTCTGTTTCTTGGTTTTTAGTTTACCAACCTTATCAAAAATTTCTGAAAAGAGTGGTGTATAAGTTGATTCAACCATATTAAAATTCTCCTATCGAATCAGTTAGAGATTTAAGTTTTTTCTCTATAAAGTAATTTAGTAGTTTACTCCGATCAGGTATTTCAACCGATCTATACTCATCCAGAATTTCCTCTCTGAGCTCTTCTGGACACTGTGTTAGGTCAATGAGTTTCTTATTTCTCTGGTAGTTCCTCTTGACCTCATCATTAGGAGCAACATCTTCAAAATTATGATCTGCCCAAGATGATATCTTTTTCTTACCAAGCGGCCTTTGTCGTAGGCCATCAGTAAATGTATTATCAGGCGACAATACGTTTGGTACTCCATCACTGGAGTCTCCTTTGAACACATGTTCTGTCAAATAGTAGCCAGGATTTTCACCGTTGACCATCTTCTTTGTAATTGGACTGTACTGTTTGACATTTGGGTATCGTTGCAACTGAATGAAATCTTTGTCTCCCGACAGGATTAGGACTTCCTCTGCAACCTCTGTAACCAGACTTGCAATTATATCATCAGCCTCTGCACCGTATACCTCTAGAAACTTGTATGGTAGATTTTCTTTGATCTCTGCCTTAATGGTATTCAGACATTCAAAAATTGCATCCCAACTCTTACCATCCTTCTCTCTCTTGGTGCGGCGACCAGCCTTGTACTGTGGAAAGAAGTCTCGCCTCCAGTAATGCTTAGAGTCATAGCACAACACTAGTTCACCATATTCAGAAGAGAACCTAGTGCGATACATACGCAAAGAATTAAGGATCATGTGACGAACCATATTCTCATCTGGTTCTGTGTTCTTTGTCATATGCAAATGCATCATAACACTGGCCAGACTAATTTGGTTCATATCAACTAAAATCATTTTTTCACCATCATATGAGCGTTGAAACTCATGCTCCTTCTTTCCCCTTCACATTGAAAAGGATATACAAAATGTTTTAACCATGAGGGAAACACTAGTAGTTTACCGACCTCAGGCATAAACTTCAAATTATCACTACGAAAATCTTGTGCGTCACCATAACAAAACTCAATCAAACCACTAGCAGGATAGTGGTCTTTAAAATCGTCTGCAATTTCCTCTGCCATGCCGTCTGGTAATTTGAGATAGATAACAGCCGAGAAGTCTCCTGTATGATGATGCCAAGGATTGAACTCGCCGGCATACTGACTAACAATCCAACTCTGCGTCAAATGTATATTGTCTAACGTGGGTTTTGTTTGACCAGCCATTCTATGCCAGTTGTTTGCCTTTTTCAATTCAAACATATGTAGAAGATAGTCAAGACAGCCTTGTTTCATAACATTGAAAAGAAACTCTTTCTCTTCTTTATCTGAGATAGGAATCTGCACCTCTTTATGAACCTTACCCACAAGTTTGTGTGACCAATCCCACTGAGCACTTTTGTTGTCATCAGACAGAACGTCATCACCAACTCTATTGATAATCTCAATAAATCGATCTGGAACTTTTGATTCCATTATCATGGGAGAAAATGGGTTATGAAATTTTGGGGTCATCGTCATCATCCTCAAATTGATTCACGAACTTTTCTAAAGCTTCTATCGCTACTTCACCTACTGGCGTATTATCTGGTTCTATTGTAACATCAACAAAGGTCTTTGTAAAGACCTGTAATGGATGTTTATAGCCCATATCTCTATGTATGGTTGATTTTACACACTCAATAATTAGAGCCATATCACGAATAAATCTTTTATCGCTAACATCAACTCCATTCTCGCCTAACGTGTATATCATTTGCACCATCAAATTTTGGGTCAGTTCATCAGCAAATGCAAGATTTTCTTGCACCTGTATCATATCCATATCAGGCTGTTTTACTGCCTTGTTTTTCCACGGCCCTCTTACCACGTTTTCTGGTAGTTCTTCGTTTTCGTTTGGGTCTTTCGTCATTACCTCTACTTATTCCTCTTTCTTCATCTTGCATTTCCTGTGTCCACATTATACCAATATCAGGATAAAATGTGCCTACATTACGTTTAGGATCGCCATTCTTATCATAGGCGAGAGCGATACACCTGTATCTAACTCTCTTTTCTTGATGTTCACCATAAAAAGAATCAACCCAATCACCATTTCGCAAATACGTTTTCATATTACGAACATATGCTTCATGAATATCTGGGTTTGCACCCTTAACACCTAATCTCTTTTGTTTACGTTCAGAAGCTGCAAGGTCTTTTTGAGTCTTAATCCACTCCTTCACCTTTTTGGGGTGTAAAG